TATCCGGCGACGTTTTTCGTTCTTTGAATTTCCATTTTTTAACCTCTTTTAAGTTCCTCGATAAACCCCGCGCCCGACGCCCGCGCCGACAGAATGATCACGAGATCCGTCTGTCGGTGCTCCGCTTTCGGGCCCGGTACCTCTAATAAAATCAGCGGGATCATTAACTGTTTCGTAATCTACTTCATTTCGCCATACTCCCCGATATGACGGGGCAAGCCAACGAACCTCTGCGATCACCCCATCAAAATATTCTGAAACGCCTTTAGCCCTGCCGATAACGGGATTTCGAGTACCTAATTCTTTCGGCTCGTTTGTTTGCGTAGTGCCGCTTAAATCCGAACCGCTGCCGCCTTGAAAGTAACCGGTAAAAGGCCCGTTATTGTATGTCCATCTAAACATTATTTGACGCCACGCATTTTGAGTTAGATCGGATCCCGACGCGCTTTGATTACCGGCCCGCCCGTGAAAATTACCGGGATTAGATGAATCTTGCCAAATGCCTACCCATTCGGCTACGTCCGAGGCGTCGCGGGCTTTTGTAATAATGCCCCTCCATTCGCCGCCGTAGTTGTGGCAATAAACCCACGCCACGATCGAACTGTTTTGATCTGCGTCAAAATCGGCATGATCCGTAACTTCAAACCATTCATTAGACCCGTTAAGGTCTTGGCCGTATGTCCCGCCTACCGGCCCCGCTACGCGGTTTGGGGTGCCGTTTCTGGCTGCCGTATGCCCGTTGCCGGTAGAGTCTACAATGTCCGTACCGTTCTCGTTCATATGCCATACGGCTACATAATTGTCGCCGTCCCAAGTGGCGTTACGTCCGTATGTATCCGTTACGGCGGGCTCGGTAGCGCTCGGGTTATTCCACCATACCCAAAAAACATTTCTATAGATTTCAAAGTTTTCTCCCGATGCCATTATATCCGCGCTTAAAGTTAGCTGCGTGTCGCTATCAACGCTTGTCACCAAGGCGTAAGTATTATCCGTTGTATTAAAAACTACGTCGTCTACATCGACAGTAGTTAAAAAGTTTTGCCCCGTCTGAATAAGTTTATTAGCGCTAGCCGACGTTGTTGTACCGCTATCCCTTATTGATTGAACCCCATTAGTCCATTTTACCCAGATTTCGGCGTAGCCGTTCGCCGGGTCGTTATCAATATTAAAGTTTACGATTTCCCTTGCAAGTTGGATCGTGCCGGCGGCGTCATCAGAAAAACGAATGTCCCCGCCGTCACTCCTGGCCGGGTAGGATCCGTCGGCGTCGAACATTTCCGAGGGTAAATTATCGGCAGTTAAAAGCAATTCAACCGTCCCGCTAGTTCCGGTAAAAAATACATTACCTGAATTAACAAAGCGCATTGCTTTTCTATTCCACCCGGTAGGAAAGGCCATAAATTAATTCTCGTTTAAAAACTCCAAATTTTCATTATTTGAAATTGCTAACTCTAGGGATTCAATTAAAGCGCAAATATAAACACAATTCCATGTATTTTTTATTTCCTCGTCGGCGGCCCAAGTGCTTTTAATCGCCTCTAATTCCGTTTTAATGCCCGGCAATTCGGAAAGAGCTATTAAATTTCCGGCGGGAGAATCAGGTATATTGATTAACTCGTGATCCGATCCGAGCGTCGGCTCTAATAAGGCTTTAAAATTTTTAAACCCCATATCGCAAGACTTAAAACTGTTTCCGCTTAGCCTATGATTTGCCATTAATTAAACCTCATCCAATACAAAAGTAACGCCGCTATAAAGATTATCCGCGCTTTTTACTACCCGGGTGCGATCCACGGGACGCGGGATAACTGTATACTCGTCATAAGCTATATCGCTAGTATACATATAAAGCGAGAGCGGCGTTTTATTCGTCTTAAAATACTCGTACCAATAATCTAAAACCTCTAAAGCGCTCTCGGTGATCCCGTCGTAGGCGATCACAAATTCGCGCTTGACGTATAAGCAATCTTGTTTAAGCGTGCCGTCGGCGGCCCGTTGATCCCTAGTAGTCTCGTTTTTATTAATCGTTACCTTGCGGCCAAAGGCCGAGAGCTTACCCGTAGGGCCCGTAGTACCGAGGTATATATCCCACTCAATAGGCATTTAAAAACCCTTTCTTTGGTTTTCCGCTATGCGGATCGTTTCTAGCCGGCGCTCTAGTTGTTTAAGCCCTTGGCGGTCGCCTATGAAAGTACCGATATTTAAATTTACCGTCGTGCGCCCCACGCCCGGGGCCCCGGCAGCCAAGGCCGGCCCGAGCCCGAAAGCGGGGATTTCGATCTGGCTTAGTTTATCTATAAAAGCGTCTACGAGTAAACCGATCCCGCGCTCTAAGGGAAAGACGAGCTCGTCGGTGTTACGCTCGCCCACGATAGCGCCCACGCCCTCGGCGCTGCCGGTAACTAAGCCGCCCTCTTGGAAAGGCAACGGGGCCGACGCTACGGCGATACCCTCGGCGACGCCAAGGGCCCCCACGAAAACAGAAAGGGGTATATTGGGCAAAGCCTCGACTACCGCCGACGCGGTGTTAATCGCTATGTTAAAAAGGGCCGCCGCCTTTTCGCGGATCGCCCGCTGCTTTTCAATTTTCTGCCTTTTCTTTTCGGTGTCTTCTTCTATCCTGGCTATCGCGTCGGCCTTGTCCTCCTCGCTCATTTCCGAGTTTTGAATAGCTTTGATCTGCCGCTGCTCCTCGCGATCAAGGCGGGCTAATTTGTTATCGGAAAACATACCGATCACGCGGTTTAGCTTATTGAACATACGCCCGGTTTCGCGCAGCCGGGTTTTAATCGCGTCACGTTCTTTTTTCTCCTCCTCTTGCCGTAGCTTTTCTTTTAACTCGGCCTCTTTTAGCGCGTAGAGTTTTTCGACGGCGAAAACGTCGGCCCCGATCTGCTCGGCCATAGCGATCCGTGCGTCGCGCTCTTTTAACAATAGCTCCATTTTAGTAAGGGTTAGCTGCTCGAAATCGTTAAGCGTGCGCTCGTCAAACTGCCGGCGGGTTTCCTCGATCTCTTGTTGCTGCTTTAATTCGTCCTCGGCGAGCTTGGCCTTAACCTTACCTTTTTCTTTTGCGGTTTCCGTTGCCTCTTTATCAAGGCCTATTAAATCCTTACCCTTTTCGACGATCTTTTTCATAGTGTCGCCCAAACTATCAAGGGCGACGCCTTGATCCATAGCCGCCGTAGTAGCTATACGCTGCTCGGCCACCATACGAAACATAGAGGCCTGAAATTTTAGGATCGCTATTTTAGCCTTGTTTATTTTGTCCTCTAAACCCGGGATAACTTTAGCTACGGCCCCGACGACATTTAAAACGCTTAAAAGACCGTCGGCCAATGTTTGCGCCATACTATTAACAGCGCGTTTAATAACGAGTAGGATATTTTGCCAAAGCGCCCCAATCGCTGCGAGCATTTTATCCCATTGGCTATACCAATGCCACCCCAAGGCTATTAAGGTGCCTATTATTATAGTCCACGCTAGGATCGATTTTTGCAAAACGGCGACGGCACCGGCATAGCTTAAAGTGCCCATTTTCAAAGCCACCATAAGCGGAATAAGCATTTTAGTAAGCACTATTAATTTACCGATAATAAAAACTACCGGGCCCACGGCTGCCGCCACCAATACAAAAGTTTTTGCAAGATCTTTTGTAATCGGGTTTAAATTTCGCCACCCCTCTACTAACCGCTCGGCGGTACTTATCACCGCGTTAAAAGCGGGGATCACTACGTCGGTGATCCCGGGCCCGAGATCTTCCCAAAGTGAGATCGCCAAAGCGATAGCGCGATCTTTTAATAACCCCAATTGGGCCGCAAAACTGGCTAGCTGTTTTTTGGCTACGTCGTCGGTAGTGCCGGCGGCACCCCTTAAACCCTTTTCGTATTTGTCTATGGCGTCGGCGGTGCCGAGTAACGCCATAGTGGCCGATATGCTCTTATCTTGAAAGCCGAGAGTAGAGAGCGCGGCCCGGCGCTGCTCGTCGCTCATACCGGCTAAATGCTCGTCGAGATCTTGGATAACCTCGGACATACCGCGCATTTCGCCCGAGGCGTCAAACACGGCGACGCCGGCGTCTTCAAAAGCCTTTTTATTTTTAATGTTAGCCCGTTGGAAATCGCGTAAAACTATGTTAAGTGCCTCGCCGGCTGCCGCGCCTTTCAAACCTTGATCGGCAAATACCGCCAAGACGGCGGCCCCTTCCTCTACGTCTTTACCTAAAACCCTTAGCGCTGCGCCGGCCTTATTGGTTAGCGCCTCGCTGAATTGCTGCACGGTGGCGTTAGCTAAAGTATTGGCCTTTACTAAAACGTCGCTTACCCGGGCCATATTTTCCATAGCCTCGGCGGTATCGTCGGAGCTCAAACCTAAAGCGCTTTGAGCATCGGTTAACAAATCGGTAGCCAAAGCCAGATCAAAAGCGCCGGCTTGGGCAAAGCGAGCCACGAGCGGCAACGCTTCTATAGATTGCGCAGCGTTGAGCCCCGCCGAGGCGAGGAAAAAGTAAGCCTCGGCGGCGTCGGTGGCCGAGGCTTTCGTAGTTTTACTTATCTCAAGCGCGGCTTTTTTCATATCCCTAGTCATGCTATCCGAGAGATCCCCCATGATAGCCGTAGACTTAACCATAGCCGCCTCAAACTCGATCCCGAATTTTGCTATAACGCCGCCGGCCACGGCGAGGGGTAGAGTAAAAGCCTTAGTTAGCGCCTTGCCGGTGTCAGCTACTTTGCGGCCAAACCGATCAATAGACTTTTGCGCTTTCCTGGTTTGCTTATCGATCTCGCTTAACTGCTTCTTAGTCTTTTCAACGCCCCCCATACTTATGAGGCCGAAAAGTTTAAAAAGCTCTCTACCGGGCCCGGGCATTATTGCGGCCTTTCTCTATTATACGTTGAGCGTTTGCCATAGCGTGATCGGCCTCGCGCTTGATCTGTTGTGCTCCATTTCGGCGGCCTTTCAACTTGTGTGCCAAGGTGTAGCCAAGCGTTAAAGGCGGCGGCTACTAGCCCTTGGCGCTCACGGCGTAGCCGTTCTTTAATTATATGGCCGCCCCGAAAAACGATCGTTTCGTAGGGCGTTGCGTCGAGCTCGGCAGCCGTTAAGTTATCGTTAAACCTTACTAGATCCTCGGTTTCTACGGTTTGTTTATTAAGCCTCGGATCTTGTTGTATAGCCCCGAGGCTTGCGAGAAAAAACCTGTAAAACCTTCTTTTTCCATAAGCTGACTTATGATATTTAACTCAATGTCAAAAGGCATAGCGTCGTATTCGTCGCGATCCTGGCAGCCTATGAGATCCATAAACCAATCGGCTACCTCGGCCTCGGCCCACTCTACGATCCCGTTTAATACGGTTTTGATCGTATCGTATAACCGATCCGTTTCCGCGTCGGGCGCTGCCTCGTCGCCGCTATCCGAGCCCTCGGGCTTTGTCGCCGGTACCATCTCGGTAATTTTTATGTTACCGGATCTTTCAGCGAAAGCCCTTATAAGCTCGGATAGCTTGCGGCGATCCTTGCGCGTTAAATCCCGTATTTCGGGATATTCAAATTCTTTATTTTCAGTCATAATTTTTTTGTCCTTTTTGTTTATTTGTTACCTGGAAAAATTACGCCTCGTCGGGCCAGTAGATCGTCCACGGCTCGGTGTCGTCGCCGCTGCCGAGATCCGAGGGATCGAAATGGGCGGTAAAAGTAACGGCTATAACGCCCTCCTCTTTATCGGTAAAGGAAAGCTCGAAATTGCCGTCGGCTATTACGTCGCTCAATTTGATCGCGCACTCGCCGAGCGCGGCAGCGCCGGAAACGTCGCCCACGATCGTTACGTCGCTCAGGAAATCGGCGTCGGCGATCTTAAAATCGTTTCGCGTGATCGCGTCCCACGTGGTTTCAAAAACCGCCGAGGCGGATCCGACGAGCATTTTTTTAAGATTGTCGAGCGTATGCTCTATGAAATTAACGGTAAGCGACGCCTTAACCATAGTGATCCGGCGGCTGCCTTTCACCGGGCCGCGTGCCCCGTCTACTTCCATTTCGCGGATCTCCTGTTCAATAATGAACTGATTACCGCCGCGAGTGGCCCCTAAAAGGGTGCCGAGAGAGGCAAAGCCGGTAAAACCGGTATATACCGCCCCTGAGTCTATTATAAACCGCTTGTATGTATCGGCGGTTATCCCGTGTTTTCTTGACATTGTTTTTACCTCCTGTTAGGTTTTGTGATGTATTGGCCGATCAATAAGCCAGTCTTTTAAAACTTTCGCTACCCGCGCCGGGCAAGTTACCGCCCACATTCCACGTAGCCCCGCCGTCGGTAGAATAAGCCGTTTTTCTAGGGGCCGACGCCGCGCTAGAAATAGTTATAAACATACCCTTAGCGTATATGGTATCCCACCATGACTCACTAGAGGGCAAAGCGCCGCCGGCGCTCCAATTTATGCCGTCCGTTGAATACATACTTTCGGTGCTGTTAGCCTTTACCGCAACAAACCGCCCGTTACCGTAAGCTACCCCCCGAAAAAACCCGCTCGATAATGCTATGGGCGTAGTTGACCACGATAGGCCCCCGTCGGTAGAATACGCGGCGTTAGTGCCCGCCGTAGCCAAGACGACAAAAACACCATTACCGTAACCCATGCACCCTACAATAACGGGCACCGTACCGCCAAGCGTCCATACTGCGCCGTCGGTAGAGTATACGCTACCTTCCGAGGCATCGGAATAAGACGCGACAAACCGCCCATTACCAAAGGCTAAACCGGGCCACCCGCCTACGGGGTTAACCGGTAGCGTTACCTCCGTCCAGTTTACGCCGTCGTCGGAATAAATCATTTTATCTATGGCGTTAGCGAAAACAACAAACCGCCCTTTCCCGTAAGCAGCAATAGCCCACGGGCGGCTAGCGGGCACCGTGCCGAGCGTCCAATTTATAGCGTCCGTTGAGCGCCGGCTTTCCGTACCATTTAACCGCACCATTAGATACAAGCCGCCGCCATATGCTAAAGCCTCATTAGTGCCCGCCGAGCCTAGCGAGGCACTAGATAGCCAATTTATACCGTCGTTTGAATACGCCGCGATATTGGCGACGCCGGCGGCTACCACCGGATGCACTTCTATAGGCCAAAGCACGCGCCAAGGCGGTGTAGCAAAGCCGGCGGCCTCGGTATAGAAAGCCGAAAAAATCCATTTACTTACGGCCTCGGCTTTATCTTTAAGGCCGAAATTTAGATCGTTCTCACATAGCGGGTTATCAATTACAAGGGCTACGGGCTCGTCGTGGCCGGATAGCTGCGCCACTAAGGCTATATTTGTTAATGTATGCACCCCGAGATCATCCCACTCGGCCCCGGTTAACTGCCTGTGATCCGTGCCGAAACCGCTTATATCCGCATTTGGGATCGCGAGGCTTATGTTATCGGTGTCAAACGCGATAACGCTAACCTCTAAAGTAACTTTTTCGCCGATTAATTGTTTTTGGCCGGCCACCTGGCCCGGGATTCCCTCGTATTTGAGATCCTTATACTCGGGCGTGCGCTTAAAAACCGCGCCGCCCCGGGTGGCACCTATAAGAATACCCGGGCTATCGAAATCGGTAAAATTTTTATAAAGTGCTCCCGAATCTAAGAGCAATTTACCGTAAGTATCGCTTTCTATGCCGTGGCGTCTTGCCATATTATTTAATCGTCAACTAATAAAAGCTCGAAACCCGCTTGTGTTATCATAGTATCCGAGGCCGCGCTCAACTCAATTTTAATATCCGTATGCTCTACTAACGGGCCGTCGGGCATAGGATACTGATATTGATATACTGAACTACCGGTATTCATTAACCCCAATTCGCTGTTAACAAGCCACGCGCTGTTAACGCTGCCGTTTAACCGTGTCAATACCTGAAAAGTACCGTTTTCGTTGGTAGTATCGTTACTGGAAAGCGCCATATACATCTTGACAAAGTACCCCGTTTTACCGTCGGGGATCGTGTATATGGCTTGTTGCGTTTGTCCTTCGCCGGCAGCAATAAAAGCACCCGTCAAAGTCTCGCCGGCTACCCGTATAGATATATCGCCGGCGTTTGTATCCGATGCCCCCGCCGTAACGACAGAAGCACGAAAAACACGCCGCCAAACACCATCGAGATCTACCGAATCGGTGCCCACCATTGTAACGGTATCGGCTTGCTCAATCCAATTAGAATCTAAACCGGCTATAGCCACGGTTAACGCGCCGGTGCCCCCGATCGAATCCGCGCCGGCGGTACTGATAGCCACCATAGCCCGCGCCGTATCGGGAAAGAAACCGTAAGCACCGCCGCCGCTCCATACATTGTCCTTTGCTGCGGTAGCCGCGTTTTTTCCGGTCGTATTTAAACTCGAATGACCTGGCACGTTGCCCTTAGCCACGTCCACGTAAAAATCTAATATACCCCTGTAATGCTTATCCCCGGCGAAAGCCGGCAGCACTAGGGCGAAAAATAATGAGAAAATTATAGTCTTTTTCATTTTATACCTCTCTTTTTTATAGTGTTTCCTCGGCCCACTTTTTACGGCCCGCCCGGGCGCTAAGCCTTACAACATAGTGCCGGGTTTTAACGTCGCTATTTTCTATTTCGCGCCCGTCCTCATAATAAAGCCGGATCGTACCGAAACGATCATCGGTCATAATTTCCACGTGATCGCAAACAAATTCTATACGCTCGGCTATCTCGCGCAAATTTTTGCCGCTCTCTTGCCGATCGTAAATATCGCAAACTACGTCAAAGCCCGAGGCCGCCAAGTTTTCGACGGCGTTTTTATCTATGTCAAAAACGATATAAGGCCGCTCGGCCTTTTGCGGGGCGGCATTGGAAAAGATAGCCGGGGCGCTCTCAAAGGTAGAGAGCAACGCCACGAGCGGCGCGTCGGCTGCCAAGAGGGTTATAAAAGATCCTTCAAACATAGCTTACCAGTAGGGATCCGATAAAATCTTAATTATTTCGGGCTCGGCCTCGCGCAGCGACGGGAAAATAAAAGGGCGCTTATTGCGCGTCTTACCGTCGCCGTGCCCAAACTCCAATAGGTGCGCCGTAAAAAGTTTACTGCCTACTTTGGCCGAGCGATCACGTTTTATTAACTGAAAAGCGATACTACGCCGTAGTGCGCCGCTGCGCCGGGTAGGATAACCCCCGGGCGTCGATTGGCCTTTTTTGCCTATGTTTTTCCGCATAATCTTAGCCGCGAGCCGGGCAGCATCGCGCCGGCGCTCAAACTCGTTACGATCCAAATCCTCGAAAATGGGCGCTCCTCGGCGATCATAAATTGCTCTATATCCCGGGTTTGTATATCCTCAAGCGTTTTAATATAAAAGTAACGGGTGCCGGCGGGCGTAACGAAAACGGCCCGGCCTACCTCGGCCACCGGGATATTAGAGCGCACCCGTAAGTAGTGGGTAGCTATGATATTCCATGAGCGCATTTCTGCGCGGCGCTCGGCCTTAATCGGTGTGATCTCGGTAGGTATTTCAGTAGCGCCGGCTATGTTCGCCCAAACCTCGGTAAAACCGCCCTCGCCGTCGCTTACCTCGGTTGAAAGTCTACATAGTGGCGGCACCGGCTCGCAAGCGTCTTAGTTTTTCCCTTAGTATCGGATCGGAAAATAGCCATAGCCTACATACTTACCATGCGATCGGGTTTGAGAATATCGAAAAAGGCTTTCGGGATCGTGCCGGCCTCGGCGTCGCGGTTTTCATACATAAAAGTGCAATAAAGATAGATCGCATTTTTAACGCTATCGGGCACCGCCGTTGCGTCGTCGCCATAGCCCGAGGTAAATTCTACTATAACGGAATTTATAGGCCGTAGCGTCGTAGTGGGCCAAACAGCGTTATCGTTAAGAGAAAAGCGGCCCACCTCGGAAATAGTGTCAATAAAATAGTTTGTATCGGCGAAAGTGGCCTCGTTGTCGTCGGTGTCGTAATACTTAACCGAGTCTACGCTTATGAGCGGCGACATAGGAAGATCAAAACACGAGGGCGGGTATTTATCAAATATGAGCCGGTAAACCTCTTTAACATAGCTACGGTGTTGGTATTCGCCGGCCATTTTGGCGGCGGCCTTGATCCATTGCGCTACTAAAGCATCCTCTACCGAGTGGGCGACGCGAGCGTTTAGCTTTACCTCGGCAACGGTTACCGGATCACTCGCTGCCGCCGTTTTCACTCGGGAGAGCCGGATCATTTTACAACGTCCTTTTCATTGAACCATCGGGAAACGAGGCCGTTAAGTTTGAGAAAAACTTGTTTGTTTTTCCCGACGGTGCGCCGTGAAACGCAAACGCCTTTATACTCGGTGTCGCCGATCTTAACGATCATTTCTTTAGGCGCTTTTACTGTTTTCGCCTCGGGTGCTGCCGGGGTGTCCTGGCCGGCGGGTTTGGTTTCGTCTTTTTTCTTGGTTGCCATTTTGTTATGTCCTTTTTTTAAATAAGGGCCCCGCCCCCTAGTCGCGAGGCGTCCAAAGGGCGGGGCCGGGTTACCGGTTACCGGCGGCTATGGCTTACGCCCCGACGCCGCTTTCGTGGTAAGCGTCGTCGATCGCTATGGCGCTAAGTATGTTAGCGTCGTTTGAATTAGCGAAACTCAGGCACATATACTTACCGGCGGGAATGAGGATCGACGGCACGTTAAAAACCACCACTACGACGGCTGAGTCGTCGGTAACGGTAAAGGTTTTAGCGTCCGTCTGCCTTACGTCATCCTTGAATATCGGGATATTCTCGGTAACGGCTACCGGGTTAGTGCCGTCGGCGTCGTCGCCGCTCACGATAGAAAGCGCGAGGTTAGCGGCGTTTGCCATTGTGCAAAGACAAAGGAAAGTAAGGCTATTCGATCCTTTGGTGGGTTTGACGCCTACGGCGTCGCCGGTGCCCGTAACGGTGCCGTTAAAAAGCACACGGGCGGCAGTTTTTAACTGCTCAGGGATCATGGATACTGTTCTCATGATTTACCTCCTATGCGGTGCCCGTATTAAGCGGCACGCTCGGCTAAGGTGATATACGGTGATGTGAGAAAAGAGCTATTTGCCCGGCTCGCAAGCGAGGTGCGGGTATAGGGTGCCCCGTTAACACGTTTGATAAAACGGAAAGCCGTGATCGCCTTGTCGAAATCGACATGGATCGAGCTCGCGGTTTTGATCCCGCCTTTCACGATCGCGATGTAGTCCGACATATCGGCGAGCAAGATGTCGCCCAAGTCGCCGAGGGCGGCGGCCTGTTCTATCGGGATAACGGGCATACCGAGGAGAGTAGAGTAAGGGGAAACGCTCGCGCCGCCGGCGGGCAAGTAGACGGGTGCCCCGCCGGTGCCTACCGAAAGATTCATAAGCGGTAACTGTTCGAGCCCTTGCTGCGTGATAAACCACGCGGCGTTTGCTGCGCGGCGGGCGGGCATACGGGCCCACATTTTGATCACGTTTTCGTAAACGATCGTGTCGGCGGTCTGGTTTGTTTCTTTTGCCACCGTAACGAGTGCGTTACTGTTCATTACGCCGAGGGGCTTACCGTTGCCGTCGCCGTCGAAAAGAGCTTGATCGAGAGAAAAAGCCATTTCGGCGGGGTATGCGCTTTGCACCCACGAGCTAAGCAGCGCGGAGTCTTCGAGCATTTCGTCGGTGATCTTGACGAGGCCCACGAGCTTAGAGAGCTTAATGTCGAGGTTACGGAAAGCCGGCTGCGTATACGTGCCGCTGCCGCCCTCTTTAACCCAGTTAACGGAAATGCCACCGTAGCGGCTGCCGTCGGCCCGGCTGCTTTCATCCACGCCCGGTATATTGGCCGTGTTACCCGTGCTAAGGGTGAGCTCGGTAGCCCGGGAAAACAGGTTAGACATTGAAACGGCCTGTTCCATCATGTTACCGAAAAATTCCTCGGGCACGAGGAAACCGCCGTCGGCCCCGGTTTCGGTGTTAAGCTGCGCCTTAACGAGCCTTTCCATTGCCTCGGCGGCATTGGACGTTTTCGTTTTGGCTACATCGGCGAGCATTTCGCCGAGACTTGCGTAAGGCTTTTTGGCCTTGAGATCGTCGCCGGCCTTAACGTCGTCACCGTGGGCTTTTGCGCTCGCGTTTGAGGCGGGCACGTGGGCTTTAGCGTCGGCGTCGGCTTTCGCTGCCGCGTCGATAGCGGCGGCCTTGGCGGCGAGCTCGTCGGCCTTGGCCTTGGCTGCCTCAAGTCGTTTGTACTCTTTTTCGGCGGTGTCGTAAGCCGCCCGCTCGTCGTCGGTGAACTCTCTGTTCTCGGCTTGCGCGGCCTTAAACAGCGACTCCATTTTGTCGAGCTGTTCTTTCATCAGTAAAGTATAATCCATATACTTTGACCTCCGTTTAAGTGTGTGCCGAGAGCATATTTTTTGTATGCCGGTGGCGTGTTGTTAATGACATTTTTGGTTTGGGTTTGTGTTCGCTAAACTTCGCTTTTGGAAAAGAGCGAAATTGGGATAACGAAACCTCTACTTTATCGAAAAACAGTTTATCGCCGGAAATACTCGCGGCGATCTTTTGCTCCTCCTCGACTTGATCCGCAAAACCTAGCTCTAAGGCCTCGGGGCCCGTGAGCCACGTTTCCGCGTCCATCATTTCTGAAATTTCATCTTTGGGCAAGCCGGTTTTATTCTCGTATGTAGAGACTAAAACGCCGTCTTTTATGCGATCTATCTTATCCGCGAGATCGCGCAGCGCGTTAGCGTCGCCACACGCGCAAGTCCACGGGTTATGTATCATTAGCATAGCGTTGAACGGCATAACCACGCGATCCGCCGCTAGGACAATGAGCGACGCAATAGAGGCGGCCAAGCCGTCAACGTATGCCGTGGTAGGCTTATTGAGGCGCTTTATCTCATTGTAGATCGCGACGCCCGCAAAAACGCTACCGCCCGGGGAGTTTACGTAAATATTGATCTCGCTCGCGTCCTCAAGTTTTTTAAGCTCCTCGGCCACGCTTGCCGGCGTTACGTCCTCATCGATCCATTTCCAGTCCTCTATATCGCCGTAAATATAGAGCTCGCCAATCTTGTTTCTAACCTGAGCTTTTAACCATTTGATCATACGGTGCCCTCTTTATTTGCTTGTTCCATTATATCGGCTACGATTTGCCGTACCCGGTTATCTATCGTCGTGCCCGCGTCGTCGCTCGGCTCGGTGCCGAGGGGCACCATATTAAGCGGTTGTAAATGGGTGTCGCCACCCTCGACGCTGTTTAGATTAAGCATACGTCGCACCTACCCTTTGCAAAGCTCTCGGCCATAGTCTTTTGATCGCCACGTAAGAGGGTGCTAATATTGTACTCCATATAATAGCCCTCGGCCCGCTGCCGGGGCGTAAGTAACTGGCTATTAATGTTTTGCTCGGCCCGCCGGAAATGCGGTAACATAGTGTACATTACAAACTCTAGGCTTTGCTGCTCTATGTTATTGTTTGTAGACTTTTCGAGGTGCTGCACAAGGTGCGGCTGCACTCGGAAAAACCTACATATATCCTCGATCTGAAATTTCCGAGAGCTCAAGAGCTCAGCATCGATCGGCTTGATCGTGAGGGGCGAGGCCTTTAAACCGTCCTCTAATAGCATAGGAGTGCCGGCATTTTTAAGGCCGGTATAGTTGGTTTTGATTTCTTTCTTTAATCGATCGTAAGCCTCGTCTTTTAGAAAGCCCGGGATCTCGAAAACTACCGAGGGCACCGCGCCATTTTTAAAAAACTCCTGGCCGAATTTTTCGTAGCCGTGGCCGAGCATAATAGCCCGGGCCGCCCGGTACTTGATCCGGCGATCATTTTGATCGCGAAAAATCGTAACGTCTTGCCACTCTAATTGTGAAAGCCCCGCGAGCCGCCGCCCGTCTACCAAACGCTCGGCTACGAAATTGCCGCCTAAATTAGTTTGGTACATTTGGCACTCTTGGAAATTATAAGCGCTCGTTTCGTCATTTGGTGCGGTATGGAGAATAGGAAAAAGCCCGGTTTCGTCGGTGGCCTCGCGATCCCCGGTGGCGGTGTCGCGCTTATACTCGTGGATCGAAACGCTTGCAAAGGTTTCCGCGAGCACCCGGTTACAAGCGAAAAACGCGCTATACTTTAAGGCTAGATCCTGACTGATTTGCCCGTAAGTATCGGGCGGCATATCGCCCCCGCCTACCCATTGCTTAACATACTCCTCAAAATAGGAGTTAGAAAAGACGGCGCGTATACGTTGAAAAAATTTCATGCTACTAAACTCCTCATAGGCCGATTATTATAACCGCCGATAGTGTCGGCCACCATAGCGCGTACATAAGCGTTTATTATAGAGGCGATAGGATCGATCCTTTCGGTAGATTTAGCCTTATTTAATAGAATATTCATATTTCGATCTACTATGTCAACAATAGCGTTTCCTATCGCCCAAGCTATTACCGGGTTGCCGTCGTGTATAATATTCTTATTATCTACTTGGTTCCTAAAATCTTTCGTCGGCTCGCTTAGTGTCTTTATCCCCTGGACAATATTAACGACGGTTTCGCCCTCCTCGATCAAGTCGTTTGCAATTTGCACCGAGCCCCACGGATCTACGCACCACTCTTGCACCACGGTTTTAAGCCGGGCGACGGTTTCCCGGGCCCACGCGACGACGGCTTTATAATCCACTACCGCGCCTTGGGTGAGCTCTAAAAACCCTTGCTTTTCCCAAAGATCATACGGCACTAAATCGCCTTTCATTTTCTCGTGAAACCGGGTTTCAGGCATAAACGATTTACCGATTACTATATATTTCCCCTCGTATGGAAACACGAGGCCCGCCGAGGTTAGATCGTTTCGGGCCGAGAGATCCAAGCCGACGAAACAAGGGAAACCGGTTAGTACCGTGGGCACCTCGCCCCGGCAACTATTCCACTTTATAAGCGGCATATACCCGGCCTCACGTTGGTTAACCCATACGTTTAAATGCTTAGTTAAAAAATTGCGCATTTTATCCGGCGCGGCCTTGGCTTCCTCGGCTTTCTTTTTAAGGTAGCTACGGCCCTCCTCGTAGCTGCATATAATCGGGTTTGCTTTCGGCCAAGTCGCGGGGTCGAAAGGGTCGTCGATTATATCCCCCGGTGCGATTTTACGCCCGTCCTCTAGTTCTATATCCTCACTCGTAGTGTTTGTTTCGAGCTCGTGCACGTCGGCGAAAACGCTTTCTAAATCGGTGTCGTCGTCAGGATCGAGAATACGGCAAATTAGTTTATATTCTATCGTATAGCACGGGTTATTTAGGTCAAAGCCGGCGGTAGTTATGATCCCTATTAAGGGCTCGGGCCGGGCCCCCATAGCGCTATCGAGTATGTCGTAAACCTCGCTCGTGGGGTGGGCGTGATACTCGTCTATACAAACGCATTGCGGGTTATAACCGTCGCCGGTTTTCCGATCCTCTTTAGAAAGGGCCCGGCAAAAGGATTTAGTTTTAAGGTGCGTAATTTTATGGTAGGGTAAGAAAGTATGACCGCGAGTAATTGGCTTTTGGCGTTTTTCCTGGCTACTTGCCAGTAAAATTTTTGAAAGCGGCGGTAGCCCGTGGCCCGGTAATAAAAGCCGTATATATTGGCAATAATAAAAACTTGGCTTATATGGAGTTTTATAAATTCGCCGGTTAATATTCCCTTGGTATGTTTAAAAAGGCTAGCCCAAAGTAACACCCGATCCACGGGGGCCCAATCGAATTTAAACCGGCTGCCGGGCTCTTGGGCCGCCTCGTAATCGCGTAGGAAACGGGCGCACGCTTGGGCGTGCTTTTTACATGAAAGGATCTCGCCGGCTACGCACGCCCGGGCATAGCTTAACACCTCGCCGGCAGCGCTGCGCGTGGGCTTTTTCTTGGCCGCCTTTTTAGTCATACATCAAACCCTAGATCGTCGGCGGGATCCCGTTTCTTATGGCGCTTAATCGGTAGCGTGCGCACCTTGGCCGCCGGGTTTAAGAATATACGATCTTCCAAGTCGAGGATCGCTTTTAGCTTTCGGTCTATGGCGCTATCAAGTTTAAGCAGCGCCGAAAGGCTTACCGTATACTCCATTAAGCACCAAAGTTTTTTAGCGCGGTAGGTGTTGTATTCTTCCTGGCACATTAAGATCGCCTCGGTGCTATCCTCGGGCGGTAGCTCGAAAGCCGCGAGCTCGCGCCGGCGGTTAACCATATCGATCCACTCGGCGGTAGCTATGCAATACCGGTTTAATATCCCGTTATCAGTATCGCTTAAATATGTACCTATTTGATCCTCGGCCTTTTTATAAATGCGGGTAATCTCGCGCCACTTTTGCAGCGCTCGCGGGTGCTGCTTTACCTCGGGCGTCGGCTTAAATACAAATTCGCCGAGGGTGATCTCGGCCTCGGCGGCGCTTTCGATCTTGGCCTTTGAATCTTTACATTTTGGATCTTGAATCTTGGCCGCTGCCGGCGCTCGTGGCTTGCGCATTGTAGCCACCGTCATACGGGCCCCCGCGTATGGCTGCCGGCGTATGGCCCCGGGCATATAGGCCCCCGCGTATGGCCTTTAGTTTTTTGGGAAACCGGAATTTGTGCACAGAAAAG